AGGAATGAGGATCCTTGGATCCGGCGACAGGCATCACGAGAGCACTCGCTAGAAGAATATTAGATAGAAGAGGAATTGAGATAGGTAAGAAAGATCCAATAGATGTATTTACAGATACTTTTGGTGAAGCAATTAACGATGTTAATAATCTTGCTGAAGAGATGATAGAGATAGATAACAGAGGTGGCGGTATGAAAGACATGGATCAGATGTTAGAGATAGAAGGTTTGTTTGATATTGAGATACCTAAAAATCCACAAAAAGGATTAACAGACGAAGAGTTGTTAGAACTCATGAAAAAAACTGAAGAGGAAAAAATTTTAGAAGATTTTGATCCAAGCGACAGGGAACCAAACGCAGCTGGTGGTTTAGCTGGCATATTAAAGGTATAATGAAGATCGCAGAATATAATCAAATGATGGCGTACCTGTTGCGGCCAAGACAGAAGTTTGCAAAAGAAACTGTAAAACGTGAAGATTTTAAAGATGGATTATCAGCAGAAATAAAAAAAAGAATTGAAAGATTTGAAAATTTAACAGGTGAAAAATATGTAGATCAACCAGCTTGGAAAAAATTTGATATTAGAGAAGGAAACTGGAAAGGCTCCGGAGCCATGGTAAAATTAACAGATGAGATGAAAGCAAATATAAAAGAATATGAAACAAGAACAGGAAAAAAATATGAAGATCTTGCATACGACTCACGAAAATCTGTTCGAGACGGTAAACCAGTTGGAGTTTTGCCTACAAGAGAAGAAATGAAATTAAGAATTAGTGTAAATGATGAGGGTGTCCCTATTTTTCCGAATAAAGAAATGGAAAAAAATTTTATTAAAGATGTAAAAAATAAACTTAAATATCCGAAAGCCAGCAAAAATATCCCTGAAGAATTAAAAGCAAGTGGATTCGCTAAAAAATATCCTATTAGTGAAAGACAAGTTGAAAAGGCAACTAAATATTATAGAGAAAAATTAAAATTAACATATCCCAAAGGAATGGATGCATTTGAATTTGTAGAAAAAAGAAAAGAATATATTAAAAAAAATAGTAATCCAAAATTTGAAAAATTTTTACAAGGTAATCCTGAATTTCATAAAAGTCATATGTCTGATTTATATACGCAAAAAGTTAAAACAAGTACGTTGGGTTATGCTAGAGCGAGTGTAAATATAGATGATCTAAAAGACATAGATGCTAAAATGAATGCTTTGTATAAAAAAACAAATAAACTTTTAAAAGATAAACCAAAAAATTTAAATATTTTATTAGATGAAATTAATCAAAAAGGAACTGACTTAGCTGCTCAATCTGGAGGATATAAAAAATTTGAAGCAACTGATCCTTTTACTAAGAAAAAATTTGTAATAAATTTTAGCTCTGCTGCTCAAGAATTAGACCCTACGGAACTTTTAAAAAATAAAAAATTATCACAATTAACTGAAGCCGATAAACCGCTTTTAAAAAACTTAAAAGATATGGGTTTAAAAAATATTGCTAGAGGAGCTAAAACCGTAGGTAAAGTTATTAAACCTTTAGGTTATGCATTTGGAGCTAACGCTCTAAAGACTGCAATTACTAAAGCGGATGAACAAGGTTTAGATTTAAATATTTTAGATAAAGCTATGGCTTTTGATTCTGGAGATGCAGAGGTAGCTCTTAACAATGCGAGAAGAAGAGTTGATCCAGAATTTGCTGCAGCTGAGAGAGCAAAAGATTTATCGAAGATGATGGATGATTTTGAAGACGTAGGATTAAATGATTTAGAGGATTCTTTTCTATGATCGGTAAAAAGTCAGGACCACCGCCAAAATCAGGGCCAACACCTCAAGGGTTGAATATTAACTACAATACTGTTAAGACAGTAAAACTGGAGAAAACAAATGGCAGAAATAGACAAGTCTTTACCGAACGTAAAGCAAACAATAAACGTTCCTAGTCCTGAAGAAGTACAAGTAGAAATACAGGAAGAGCAAAAAGAACAAGATCAACCAATCGACGTACAAGAAAACGAAGATGGTAGTGTTGATATAAATTTTGATCCATCAATCGGTAGTAGAGAACAAGGTGAAGATCATTTTGCAAATCTAGCAGAATTGCTTCCAGAAGAAGTATTAGATCCAATCGGTCATGAATTATATGAAAACTACACAGACTACAAAGCATCTAGAAAAGATTGGGAAACTTCTTATACAAAAGGTTTAGATCTTTTAGGATTTAAATACGAAGAAAACACAGAGCCATTTAAGGGTGCATCTGGTGCAGTCCACCCGGTGTTAGCAGAAGCAGTCACACAGTTTCAATCTTTAGCATACAAAGAATTATTACCAGCAGGTGGTCCAGTTAGAACTGAGATCGTTGGAGTGCCCAGTCCAGATAAAGAAGCACAATCAGTTAGAGTCAAAGAATTTATGAATTACCAGATCATGGGTGAGATGAAAGAGTATGAGTCTGAGTTTGATCAGATGTTATTCTATTTACCACTAACAGGATCTACATTTAAAAAAGTTTATTACGATGAAATTATGCAGAGAACAGTTTCTAAATTTGTCCCTGCAGATGATTTAATTGTTCCGTATACGGCTACCTCATTAGACGATGCGGAAACAATTATTCATGTAGTTAAGATGTCAGAAAACGAATTACGAAAACAACAAGTCGGTGGTTTCTACAGAGATATAGAACTAACACCAGGCAATGAAAACGAAACAGAGTCAGAGAAAAAAGAACGAGAGTTAGGTGGCATGAGCAAAGGTAGAGATCAAAGATTATTTACTTTGTTAGAGTGTCATGTAAATTTAGATATCGAAGGCTTTGAAGATATGGACACACAAGGTGAGCCTACAGGAATTAAACTCCCCTATATAGTTACAATCGAAGAGGGATCACGTGAAGTATTATCGATTAGAAGAAACTATGAAGTGGGAGATGTTACAAGAAGTAAAATACAATACTTCGTACATTTTAAATTTTTACCAGGTCTAGGATTTTATGGTTTTGGTTTGATACACATGATTGGTGGATTATCAAGATCAGCTACTGCAGCATTAAGATCTTTACTTGACGCTGGAACCCTGTCTAATTTACCAGCAGGATTCAAGATGCGTGGGATCAAGATGCGAGACGAAGCACAGCCAATTCAACCAGGAGAGTTCAGAGACGTTGATGCACCAGGTGGTAATTTACGAGATGCATTTATGCCATTACCATTTAAAGAACCATCAGGAACATTATTACAATTGATGAGTGTTGTTGTCGGTGCAGGACAAAGATTTGCATCCATCGCGGATTTGCAAGTAGGAGAGGGTAACCAACAAGCAGCAGTTGGAACAACTGTTGCACTGTTAGAACGTGGATCTAGAACAATGTCAGCGATTCATAAAAGATTATATGCTTCTATGAGACGAGAATTTAGTTTAATGGCGAGAGTTTTTAAACTTTACTTACCTCCAGTTTATCCGTATGATGTTGTTGGCGGTCAAAGACAAATCAAACAATCTGATTTTGACGACCGAATAGATATATTGCCAGTTGCTGATCCCAATATATTTTCTCAAACACAGCGGATATCACTCGCTCAAACGGAAATGCAACTGGCAGCTTCTAATCCTGCCATTCACAACCAATACGAAGTTTACAGAAATATGTACGAAGCGTTAGGTGTAAAAGATATTGATTTAATTTTAAAAAAACCAGAACAACCAATGCCAAAAGACCCGGCACTAGAACATATTGATGCTTTAGCTGGCAAACCTTTTCAAGCTTTCCCTGGACAAGACCATCAAGCGCATATCACAGCGCATTTAAACTTTATGGAAACTAATATGGTCAAAAATTCACCGGTAATTGGTGCTGCAATACAAAAAAATATACTTGAACACATAAGTTTAATGGCACAAGAGCAAATTGAGATAGAATTTAGACAAGAATTACCAAAATTAGCGCAAATGGGACAGATGGCAATGCAAAATCCACAGCTTCAACAAGAAATGCGTATGCTACAAGAGAAAATTGAAGGTAGAAAAGCAGTTTTAGTGTCAGAAATGATGGAAGACTTTAAAAATGAAGAGAAAAAGATAACTTCACAGTTTGATAACGACCCAATCGCTGCATTAAGAGCAAGAGAACTAGATTTACAAGCAAAAGAAAACGCTAGAAAAGAAAAAGAAGGCGAAGAGAGACTAAATCTAGACAAAATGAGAGCTATGATGAGTGATCAGAACCAAGATGAGAAGTTAAAACAGAATGAAGAGCTTGCAAAACTTAGAGCAGCCCTC